AGAGTTCGTAACTCGAAAAATTAGTAAAGGCGTTGCTCGCATTTATCATGCAATCAAGAATAATAAGCAATTCGCTCCAATTGAATTAGGAAACTTAGACGCAAAACGAGACTGGTCCGATAGTGAAGATTTTGTGGAAGGTGTATGGAAAATGTTAAACCAAGATAAACCAAAAGATTATATTTTATCTAGTAATGAAACACATTCAATACGCGAATTTATTGATAAAGCTTTTCATTACGCAAATATAAATGCAGTTTGGCATGGTCATGGCGAAGCTGAACAGTTAAGTGTCAGCACCGAATATGCAATAAAAAATGATATACAATCTTCAATTTTAGTCAAAATTAATCCTAAATATTATAGACCAGCGGAAGTAGACCTTCTTCTTGGTGATTCAAATCCTGCTAGAGAAGAATTAAGTTGGAAACCGAAAATTTCCTTTGACAACCTCGTAGAACGTATGGTAAAGTACGACGTAGATAATTTTAAAATCTAGTGTATAATCATCTTTACCATGAGTGATAATTTAAATATTCTTTCGCCATCTTTTCTCGCCAAATATAAAAATAAACAACCCAACTGGGGCTTTAATGGACTTGGATACATAGTGTATAAGAGAACGTACGCTCGCCTAAAAGAAGACGGAACCACTGAAGAGTGGAATGAGACTGTAGAGCGTTGTATTAATGGCGCACAAAAGATTGGAGCGCAATATACTCCAGAAGAAGCAGAACGTATTTATGATTATATTTTTAATCTAAAGTGTAATTTTGCTGGCCGAATGCTTTGGCAACTTGGAACTTCTACTGTTGATCGTTTTGGCGCGAATTCTCTTCTCAATTGCTGGGCAACGGCAATGCGTGAACCAAAGGCGTTTCTATTTCTTTTTGAGAATCTAATGCTTGGTGGCGGCGTTGGTTACAGTATTCGTCGCGAAGATGTTCATGAGCTTCCAAAGATCAAAAAGGGTGTAAATGTAATTCATGAGGCTACTAAAGACGCTGATTACATCGTGCCTGATAAGCGAGAAGGCTGGGTTAACCTTCTATCTAAAGTTCTGGATGCGTTTTATGTCACTGGTAAATCGTTTTCTTATTCCACGATTCTTATCAGAGGGTATGGTGAGCCGATCAAAGGTTTTGGCGGAAAGGCTAGTGGTCCACAAATCCTTATTGATGGAATCGATAAAATCACGAAAATCTTCCAAGCTAGAGAAGGCAAGAAACTTCGTTCTATCGATGTTCTAGATATCTGCAATATTATTGGTAGCGTTGTTGTTGCAGGTAACGTTAGACGCTCGGCTGAAATAGCTTTAGGAGATCCTGATGATATTCTTTATCTTCGCGCTAAAAACTGGGGAACTGGCAACGTTCCAAATTGGCGAGCAATGAGCAATAACACAATTTATGCTGATAGTTTTGATCATGTTCTTGATGAAATTTGGAAGAATGGTTATGAAATAAATAAGGATTCTGGTTATGCAAATGGCGAACCTTACGGTTTCTTTAATCTTCCTCTTTCTCAAAAGTTTGGACGTATCAAGGATGGTCCAATTGCACAAAATCTTCTTTATCCTACAGATATTGATAATTGCGAAATGACGAATCCTTGTGCAGAAATCAGTCTTTCAAACTATGAATGCTGTAATCTTTGTGAATTATACCTAAATAATATTACATCAAAGGAAGAACTTATTGATTGTGCTAAACTTCTTTATAAGACTCAAAAAGCTATCGCTGCACTTCCATTCATTCATGAAGAAACCAATCGTATCGTTCACAAGAATATGCGCCTTGGTCTTGGCGTTACTGGCATTTGTCAGTCTCTTGATAAGCTTGATTGGCTTGATGACTGTTACGTTTCTCTACGCAAGTTCGACAAAGAGTGGAGTGCAAAGCGCGGATGGTCTGAAAGTATTAAGCTTACCACAGTAAAACCTAGCGGAACTCTAAGCTTACTTGGTGGTGCTACTCCCGGTGTTCATCCAGCGTTTTCTAAATATTACATGCGTACAGTTCGTATGTCTAGTTCTGATGCTCTTGTTCAAATTTGCAAGGACATGGGTTATCATGTTGAATTCTTGGTTAACTTCGATGGAACAGAGAATCGCGATACAGTCGTTGTTTATTTCCCATGCAAGACTCCTGAAGGCTCTATCCTCACAAAGGATATGGATGTTATCAAGCAACTTGAGATGGTGAAGAAGCTTCAGACAATTTGGTCTGATAATGCTGTTTCGGTTACAGCTTATTATAAGCCAGAAGAGCTAAATAATTTAAAGACTTGGCTTAAGGATAATTACGAACACAATATCAAGAGCGTTAGTTTCTTGTTATTTAAGGATCATGGTTTCAAGCAAGCTCCATATCAGGAAATTGATGAAGCAGCTTATTTAGCAGCTTCAGCCAAGGTTAAGCCTCTTATTGCTATTTCTTCCAATAATAATGAAATGCTTGATATGGCAGAATGTTCAACTGGAGCTTGTCCAATTCGATAAAAAAAGTTGAAATGTTTTCGCTCAAATATAACATAAATCACATATACAAAAATATGAACAAGACATCAGCAAAGACAGTTACAGCTTCAACCAAGACCGCAAAGCCAGCCGCGCCAGCCAAGCCAAGCGGCGGTAAGAAGAAGTAATAAATAAATATAAAATCAAGAAAGCCGCCCTAAAAAGCGGCTTTCTCTTTTTCTACGCATATATAATTATGTGTAATTTAATTTATGAACATAGTAGTAGATTTATCTGAGCTTATTGCCAAAAAGAGGCAAGGTCCAAAAAGCTCCGCTCAAACTCCAGCTAAACCAGATGAACGAAAAAAAGGTTCAAGCTTAAATGAACCCGGATCTGCTGGTACAACACCTGATGCCAAAGAGAGAGCTAAAGAAGTTTTAAAGAGAAAAGATGAAAAGCAATTAGTTAGTAAAGCTGAAATTACTTTTAGCCAAAAGGTAATTAATACTTTGAAAGAAAAAGTAAAAAATCATAATGCCAAACATTCTAAAAAAGTAACTCTTAGTCAATTAAAGAAAGTATACCGTAGAGGTTCAGGTGCATTTAGTTCTAGTCATAGACCTGGACAATCAAGAGCGGCTTGGAGCATGGCAAGAGTAAATACATTTCTAAGAATGCAAAGTGGCGGTAAAGTTAAAGATTCTTATCGTCGCGCAGATCAAGATATAGCCAACTCATGATATGAACGATAAAATAGTCGATATTTATTCTTTTAACGATTTTGAAGATACTGATTTTAATGAAGCTCTTTCTGATCTTAAACAATTTGGTGTAAATGATGATGAATTAAATTTAAATTTTATTAATATAGAAGAATAAAATGAATATTGTTACTAAATTATTAACCTATCAAAACCAAGTAAAAATTCTTCATTGGCAAACCACTTCTTATTCTGAACATAAAAGTTTAGATGGATTATATGGTAATTTATCTGGGCATATTGATGAATTTGTAGAAATTTTTATGGGCAAGTATGGAAGAGTGCTTGCTCAAAATAGTTTTAATTTAGTATTAGAAAATTATAAAAACATGCCCCCAATGTCTTTGATGGTGGACATGGAGAATTATTTAGTAAATGAATTGCCAACAATGTTGGATGCAAAAAAAGATTCAGATCTTTTGAACATAAGAGACGAAATACTTGGATCGGTAAATAAAACAAAATACCTTTTAACATTAAAGTAATTTAAAATGAATATATCAGTCAACTTCAGCAGTGAAATAAAAGCTTCTAAAGATAAGAAGGCTCTAAATAAACCATTTCGTACTCCAAAAGGACCAAAGAAATTTTCTGTTTATGTCAAAAATGACAAAGGTAATATTGTCAAAGTTAATTTTGGTGATCCAAATATGGAAATTAAGCGTGATGATCCTGCTCGTAGAAAGAGTTTTCGCGCTCGCCATAAATGCGATACAAATCCTGGACCTAGGTGGAAAGCAAAGTACTGGAGCTGTAAATTTTGGGAGACAAAGAAAGGGGTTTCAGATTATTTAACTAAAGGAAGTATTCATGATATCGTTCATCAATGGGATGGTATTACTTTTTGGGAAGAAGCTGATCTTCTAAAACTAGCTCCTCATTTAGCTCAAGCTCAAGAAATTACAGAAGAAATTGAAAACGAGTCTGAAGATGTAAATGAAGAAGCTGCCGAAATGGCAATGGCGCAATTAGCTTATATAGCTGATTATTCTAAAGATCTTCTTCAAAAGCTTCGCGCTAATCCTACTATGGGCGAAGAAATAGAACCTTGGGTTCTAAGTAAAATCACGATCATGGAGGATTATCTTTTCTCCATCTATAACTATCTTGTTTATTCTGAGATTTCAGAAAACGAGAACGATGAAAAAATGGAAGCTGGGATGAGAGTATTAAATATAAATGCTTCATGCAAACACTTTAATAGCGAAGGCGTTATAAAAGAAATAAAAGACCTTCCTGATGATATGGGTAAAATAGTTGCATATGAAGTTGTTAATGACGGACCTACTTTCAAAAAAGGAGATATTTTAACAAAAACAAGAGATCAAATTAAAATTTTAGAAGGTAATAAATAACATGAAATCTAATATCAAATACGATACAAAAAACTTCGTAGCCGAAGTTTCTCTAGCTAGTATGCTAGAAGAGAACGAAGAAGAAATTCATAGCGAATACATGAGTGAGTGTATGTTGAAAGATGATGCGTTTATAAACACTGCTGGCATGTCAAGCAGTGACGCTAAATACATGTGCGGCATGTCCTACATGAAGAACCGCCAAATGATAAATGAAATGGCTGGTCAATTAACTGAAAAGCAAAAGACTCTACCTCCTGCTATTCAAAAAGCTATCCTTAAGAAGATGCGTAAAGAAGGCAAGTTGAATAATGAAGGAAATAAAGAAGGTGAAAGCATGGCTGCGTGGGAAGTCGCTCAAGCCGAACCTACGGCCACGTTCGTTCAAACCCCAGCCGCCCCAACTGGAGATATCACTCCAAACGCAGCAGTCGAAGGCATTAAAATAGACGAAAAGTTAAAAGCAGAGCAAGAAGCTGCTGCACCAAACAATCCGGGTCTACAAAGTCCGACATTCGATCCAAAAGCTTAATATTTAAACCGCTAGACAACTAGCGGTTTTTTGCTATTGACAGGTTCATATTTCATGCTATTCTACGAGCGTGAATAAACGCGAGCTTTTAAAAAAGCTTTTGCATATACCCCAAAGAACTAAAAAACATTTTTGGGGCATGCAGTTTAGACTACTAAATAGTCTTCTTAAAAAATTTCCAAATCCAGAATTTTGGGATCAACTTATTGTTGACAAAGTTGATTGTTTAACATTATATGCAGGTGAAGATGCGAATGGAATTGCTGATAAATATAAGAAATTTATTTTTCAACCTGAATTAAAGAATCCTAAAATAAACATTGGTGAAAAAGTAGGCGAAGATTATAATATTACAGTAAAACCAAAAACAATTAAAGAATTTTTAAAATGAGCAAGAAGACTAAAGACGAAACAGATAATCTAAAAATCACGACTTCTCAAGAGCAGTTGAAAAGCTTCTTGAAAAATAATAAAGACTCTCATTACAACTTTGAGCCAAGTATTGACTATAAGATTTCAAGCGGCAGTTTGCTACTTGATTATTTTCTCACTGGTGGTCTAGGAACTGGACTTCATCGATTCTGCGGTATAAACGAAGGCGGCAAAACAAGTTGCGCTCTTCAATTCATGAAGAACTTCTTGGATCAACCAAAGAAGCGAAAGGGATTTTATATTAAAGCGGAGGGTCGTTTAAGCAAAGAAATGATTGAACGATCTGGAGTTAAATTTGTATTTGATGAGGATCAATGGGTAGAAGGTACGTGTTTTGTATTTGAATCTAATATTCACGAAACTGTTTTTGACGCTATGCGTGAACTTGTTGGCAAGAACGATGAAAAGATTCAATATTTCTTTCTGCTAGATTCTGTAGACGGACTTATCAGAAAGGGTGATCTTGATAAGACGTTTGAAGAGTCGCAAAAGGTTGCTGGTGGTGCAGTTATTGCTGCTGATCTAATGAAGCGCATTTCAATCGCTCTTCAAAAACGCGGTCATATTGCAATTTTTATTTCTCAGGTTCGCGCTGACATCAAGCTAGATCCATATAGCAAAGCTCCAATTCGTCAAACAACAGCGACTGGTGGCAACGCATTGCTTCACTTTGCTAATTGGATTTTTGAATTCGATGCTCGTTTCAAGGGCGATTTAATTCTTGAAGATCCAAATAGTTCTTATGATGAACAAAAGAATCCTTATCTTGGACACTTTGTTAAGATCGTAGTAAAGAAGTCTCCAAATGAAAGAACCAATTGCACTATTCGTTATCCTATCAAGTATGGCAGAAAGAATGGTACTTCTAATTGGATAGAAAAGGAAATTTTTGATTTCCTGATTATGTGGGAAATCGCTAATAAAAAAGGAGCTTGGATAAGTTTTGATGAAGAATTTTTAAATACACTAAAGGAAGCTGGCTTTACGGAGTTCCCTGCGCTAATTCAAGGGTCAGCTAAATTTGAACAATTAGTAAATGAGAATGAAAAACTAAAATCATTCTTCTTTAAATATATAAGCGAGAATCTACTTAATTTTGGCGATGGAATTTCTATCTCTGAATAATAAAAAGAGGCGATGTAAGAATGCTCGCGATTACATAATCGATTGGACAATTGATAGTCGTAGTAAATTTCAAACAGAAGTTAAAAAGTTTCTACGCAACTATTGGCTCCATAACATTGTGTTTGAAGAGTTTCCAATCGTAGGTACTCGCTTAACCTTGGACTTTTATAATGCTAATAAAAAAATAGCTATAGAAGTTCAAGGTAGGCAACATACTGGATATGTAGAATTCTTTCATCAAAATAGAATGAATTTTCTTCATCAGCTTAACAGAGATAAGAAAAAAGAGCGATTTTGTGAATTAAATGGAATTACACTTGTAACTATATTCGAAAATGATATAATAAATAAATATCTTTTCGAAAGTCAAGGTGTAATATTATAAAATGAAAAAAGATTCACAATCAGAGAGTTTTAAACAGTTTAAGATTCCTGAAAATTATTTTAATAAACTGTATGAATTCACTGGTTCTGATGAATCTTCCAAAGGATTTATAGTTGCTTATGTATCTCAAGATGGTTGTCCAATGATATATACTAAAGTGGCTAATCCAATAGTAGAAATGGGATTGGTTAAGGCTCTTGAAAAATATTTAAACGAAGTGAACAACAGTCAAGATTCTATTGACATGACTGATGAAGTCTGATATCTTGCGTACGGCATGATATATTCGTATGATTTAGAGACGCAATTGCTTGCTGGGCTAATAAAATATCCAGATCGTTATGCTGAAGTCGCGTCATTTATAACCGAAAAAGACTTTTGGAGCGAAAGTTCCAAAATCAACCGTACTATTTTCTGTGTGCTTCGTCAAGCCATAGATAATGGTGAAAAAATTGACGATGTAGTTATTGCTCAAAGAGTTAAGAATTATGGAGTAACTTTTGAGGACAACATCAATCCGTCCGATTACATTGAATCGCTATCCCTTAAAAAGATATCTCCCGAATCAATAATTAGCGTAGCTAAAGAATTAAAAAAGTATACAATACGCCGAGAAATTGCGCTTTGTGCTGCTGATATAAATAAGAAGATGAAGTCTATATCTCCATCTTCTGATTATAAAACAATCGTTGAAACAGCAGATAAACTTTACAATGATCAGATAAATCTTTATGAGACTGGTGAAGACCAGCCTCAAGATATTTTTGCTGAAATGGAAGCTCTTATTGAAGAGCGTGGTAATAATCCTGTTACAGAATTTGGTTTTGCTGGACCACATCCAAAGATTCAAGATATGTATGGTTCTCTTTTGAGGCCGGGAAACATCACTGTAATTGTAGCGCGATCTGGTGTTGGTAAAACACAATTTTGTTTAGATTTTACAACTAAAGTTTCTGAGCAATATGAAGTTCCTGTTCTCCATTTTGATAATGGAGAAATGAGTAAAGAAGAATTGATTTTCAGACAATGTGCCGCTATGACAAAAGTTCCAATGTATCTTTTGGAAAGTGGTAATTGGCGCAAAGCTGGGATTGATGTTGTTGAAAATGTTCGTGCGGCTTGGAGGACAATAAAGAAACAGTATAAACATCTTTATTATTACAATGTTGGCGGTATGAGTATTGATGCTCAAATAAGCGTTCTCAAGAGATTTTATTATTCTAAAATAGGCAGAGGTAATCCTCTTATATTTAGTTTTGATTATATTAAAACAACAAGTGAGAATGGCGGCAATAAAACTGAATGGCAACTTGTTGGCGAAATGGTAGATAAATATAAACGATGCATTCAAAAAGAAATCAAAAGCGATAAAGGACCATGCATATCAATGATGACTTCTGTTCAATCTAATCGTGCAGGTATCGTAACAAATAAAAATGCCGCGAATGTCACTGATGATGAAAGTATTGTTTCTCTATCAGATAGGATAACTCAATTTTCATCTCATATGTTTATTCTTCGTCAGAAAACATTTGATGAACTGCAAAACGAAGTGGGTTACGGAACACATAAATTTATTAATGTAAAAGCTAGGCATCTTGGTAAAGATATCGCTGGTGCTATTAATCCAGTAAAATTACCAGACGGTACTCTCAAAAAGAATTTTGTTAATTTAGAAATA